CCGAAGCCACCCAAGGTTGTTTTGGTAAGGAGCACCAAGCGGCGGATAATACGGAAAAACTGTGCGCTGGTCAATGATGTATAAATTCGCTTTTATAAATCACGGAATGCGGTTATATAAGAGCGAGCGGGGAGTGCTGAAAAAGCAAAAGCACTCGACCCGCTCTAACAACGCCTAACACAGGAAGGCATCGCTATGTTGAGTAATACACGCCACAGAACCATCACGCAAGACTTTGCGTCATGAGTATCAAATTAATGACAGCAGTATGGGATAGGGAAGACCTATCATCCACGCAAAAGCTTGTCCTTCTGTCTTTAGCAGATTGGGCAAACGACGAAGGTTTATGCTGGCCTTCGATTGAGCGCGTAGCTAAAAAATCATCATTGAAAAAACGGGCTGTGCAACTGGCGATTAGATCGCTGGAAGAAATGCAGTTTATTCGCCGTGAAGAAGTGATCGGCAAGGGCAATAGGTATTGGATTCAGATACCCATGCAGCAAATGCACCCGTGCACTAAAGACATACCACCCGTGCACCAGATGCATGAGACCCCTGCACCAGATGCACCCAATACATTAAAGATACATCAATTAACCACCAAGTATATAAGACGGGAGCTTCCAGATTGCATTCCTGCTGATGCCTGGAACGGTTGGGTAGAGATGCGGAAGCAGCGCAAGAAGCCTTTAACGGATCGCGCATACAATCAGGCTATCGACAAGCTGGTAGCATTTATGGCTAAAGGCCAAAACATAACAGAGGTACTAGATCGCAGCACAATGAATGGCTGGACAGACCTTTACGAAATTAAGGAGCCAAGAAATGCAGGAAATAGCAAACACGCAGCAGAACCAACCAATTCAATGGTCAGAGCAGTCATTGCCAGCCAAGCTAGACGAGCTGCTGATGGGGAGCGACCTACCGACGATTGGGCCTAAGTCTGCGGAGACCCTGCAACAGTTTGTGGATGCGCCAAGGCCACCAATGCCAGAGCGCGAACAGGTTGAGGTTATGATCGCCAAGCTATCATTAGCCACTGCCAGCCAGAAGCGCAGTCAGGAAGAAGAAGCAGAGCGCCTGGAGCTATATTGGCTGACGCTGCGAATATATCCCTTGGTCGATCTGCGAAGCGCGTTCATTAAACTGCTACGCACTTGCAAGTTTATGCCAACGCCAGCGGAAATAGATTCGGTGGTTCAGAATGAAGGATATGATCGCAGACGCAGGATTAATCGTGCCAAGCATCTTTTGATGATTCACTATCGTGATTATGAGCCGCCCCAAGAATATGTTACGGCGCTCGAGCTAGAGGATTTAAGAAAGAATCTGGAAATTGGCACAGCCCACAAATAGCGCAGCCACCAGCTTAATGTGCGACCTGGCTAAGTATCAGTCGGGAAGTATATCACTGAATGATATACGCCAGAACTGGGCCAATGGTAAGTATGCTGAAGCGCCCAGGGAATGGGCTATTGCTGCGATTGACCATGCGAAACGGCAGAAATCATAATTAATTGAAAAAACGCTTTACATATAAAATCACCAATTTTATAAGGAGGCATCAGCAAGGGGATTTTCCCCGCCAACATGGAGACTGACAATGACAATTACACTAGCAACCTTTGAACGCATAGACACGCTGCTATCGAAGCAGCTTCGCGCTGGCCCATTTGAAACATGCGCCGATCCACACGAATACATCCGCACCAGCAACCGCCTGTTTGATGCTTGCATCGACGCAATGGGCTTTATCTACATGGATGACTTTGCAAGCGCAGAGGAATGCGCTGCTGCTATTATCACTGAAGCACTGCTATCCTCAACATTTGTGGAAGCAGACGTATGAAAGTTCTAGTAGCTTGTGAATATTCAGGCCGTGTGCGTGATGCTTTCATAGGGGGGGGGGCTGATGCCATGAGTTGCGATTTGTTGCCTACAGAAGCTCCTGGGCCGCATTACCAAGGTGATGTGCGTGATGTATTAGATTACCCTTGGGATCTAATGATAGCACATCCACCATGTACTGATCTTTCGGTTAGTGGTGCGCGGCATTTTGAAACAAAACGGCTCGATGGTCGCCAGCAAACAAGTGCATCTTTTTTCATGATGTTGGCAAAATCTGACATTCCACGCATTGCAATTGAAAATCCAGTCTGTGTTATGTCTAGACTATGGCGCAAACCTGACCAGATCATTCAACCGTGGCAATTTGGGCATGGAGAAACCAAAGCGACTTGCCTCTGGCTGAAGGGACTTTCAAAGTTGACTCCAACGAATATTGTTGAAGGCCGTGAGCAGCGTATGCACCGACTTCCACCTTCACCAGATCGCTGGAAAATTCGCAGCACAACCTATCAAGGCATAGCAAGTGCAATGGCTGACCAATGGGGGAAGATATTATGACGCCCAGGGGCCGTAACTTTGCAGAGATAGATGCTATCGCAGAGATGTATGATTACACTCTTGGCGACATTTTAGGCAAAGGCAAAAACAGAACTTTGGTTAAAGTAAGGCGCAAATGCGTTGTTATGTTGAGAAACAAAGGCTACTCTACGACAGAGATAGGTAGGATTATGCAGCGCGACCACAGCACCATATGCCATGCGTTGAATATGTATGTAGTGAAAGGCGAAGGCGATGACACCATCGAAGCTTAAACTTGCAAGAGTAGCTATGGGCTACAGCGTAACAGAGATGGCTGACGCTTTACGCCTATCGCCAGACAATGGTGCAACAAGCATACGCAAAATGGAATCTGGCAAGGTGCGTATCAGTGGGCCTATTATGGTTGCAGTCGATGCAATGCTAAAGGGATATGACCCATTTGACGATGATTATGAGGTGTAATATGATTGATAATGGTGAGGGCTCTAACTGGAAGTCTGCACTTGAGCCAGACAATCGCAGCTTAAAATTTTACACAACAGAAGAACTTAACGCTCCGTTTGCGCTGGAAGCAATTCAACGCTGGCACGGATGCACAATAGGTGATGCAGTCATTAAGCGCGATGAAGAATTAGCTTGTCGCACACAGGTAGATGAACATGGATAGTCCCAGTAGCTACCAGATCGGCGGAGATCACTACGCATCTAAATCCGTTCAGCCTTGGGAAGCAATGGAGTCTTGGATGTCGGCAGAGCAGTTTGAAGGGTTTTTATTGGGATCGGCTATTGCATATTTGTCCCGTTTTAATGAAAGTGCTGTTGGAAAAGGCGGCATAACTGATATAAAAAAAGCCAAACATTATTGCGAAAAGTTGATAGAGGTCTTGGATGAGAAAGCTTCGTGATCTTACTGGTCAACGATTTGGATTTTTAATTGCTGAAAAGCCAGATGGTAAAGACAGTAGTGGAAAAACAAAATGGTTATGCAAGTGCGATTGTGGGACATACTCGTCACCCACAATGCTTAACTTGGTAAATGGCATTGTTAAATCATGCGGACACCTAAAACGTAGAACCAAGCGCATGGATTTAGTCGGCCATAAATATGGAAAGCTTTTAGTTCTTGAGCCATTGGCTGATAAAAAATGGAGATGCCAATGCGACTGTGGTGGAGAGAGCAATGTATTTGTTGGTCATCTTAGAAATGGTCACACGCAGTCGTGCGGAAAATGCTTTGCGTTAAATAGGACTGAAAAGAGCCAAGCAAGATTAGATACTCGTTTTTGGATTCAGGCGGTAAAGGCAATTAAAAGATGCGATGCCTGTGGGAGCAAGCAGAACTTACACGCACATCATATTATGCCTTTTGCACAATTTCCCCAAATGAGAACTATAGAAGATAATGGCGCTTGCCTTTGCTTTGATTGCCATATGCAAGTGCATAAGCTAATCAGAGGTGGTCAAACTTTTGGCATGGCTTTATTTAATTTGATAGCCAGCTTTGACAAAAACAAAGAAGTTTCTATGATGCTTTCTGGCAGCATTGAGGATTTATACAAAGCGCAGCATTACCTTGCCAAGCTATGTGAACACGAAAGCGAGAGAAATGATTGAGGTTGTAACAAAGTTCTCTTGCTATTGCGGTTTTCAATGCGAAGGCAAAGGCGAAGCACCTGATTGCAATAGGTGCGGAGATAAAATGCATTCCTGGGGAACAAGGGAAGTCACAACGAAATCATTTACCTTGGTTGGCGAAAGTGCCGACAAACGCACTAATAACGGAGGCTATTGATGAGCGTTAAGATCGAACAACGCAGTATTGCCAAACTGATTCCATATGCATCGAATAGCAGAACGCACAGTGACGCACAGGTAGCGCAGATCGCAGCTAGCATAAAAGAGTTTGGCTGGACGAACCCAATCCTAGTGTCAGGCGACAACAGCATTATTGCAGGGCATGGAAGATTGCTGGCAGCTCGCAAGCTAGGTATGGAAGAAGTGCCAGTTATTGTTCTCGATCATCTTAGCAAGTCACAGCAACGAGCCTTAGTGATAGCAGACAACCAGCTTGCCCTAAATGCAGGTTGGGATATGAATATGCTGAAGGCGGAGATTGAGACATTGAACATCGAAGGCTTTGAATTAGAAATTCTTGGCTTTGACGATAGCACTTTGCAGAAGATATTGGATGAGCCTAATTTTGAAGCTGGCACTGAAGATGACCAGGGCAAGTTAGATCAACTCGATCCTAAGATGGTAACTTGCCCTAAATGCCAGAATGAGTTTGATAGCCGTGAAACCACTGCTTAAAATTGATTGGGCAACGCATGATGCCGCAAAATATGCTTGTATAAATTGGCATTACAGCGCGTGCTTGCCTGTTGGAAAGTTAGTTAAAGTCGGAGCTTGGGAAGACGGCAAGTTTATAGGTGTTGTTTTATTCAGTCGTGGAGCGTCACCGCATTTAGGAACTAGATTCAATTTAACGCAAGATCAGTGCGTGGAGCTAGTTCGAGTGGCTTTAACTAAGCACAAAACTGAAGTTTCTAAAATTGTTGCGATTGCAATGAAGTTCCTGAAAAAAAGCAATCCTAAATTACGGCTTGTTGTTTCTTTCGCTGATCCGGACAAGGGTCATCATGGCGGAATATATCAAGCGGGTAATTGGATTTTTTGCGGAAATAGCGGATCGACAACTGAGCTTTTTATTCGTGGCAGATGGATGCACATGCGCAATGGGTTCAAAGATATGACAAAAGATACACCGCAGCGAACTATGCCTGGAAAGTATCGCTATGTTATGCCACTTGACCCAGAGATGAAAGAGCGTATTTTACCACTGTCAAAACCTTACCCTAAGCGTGTGAAAGATCAGGACTCAGAACACCCTTCTGAACTGGGCGGCGAGACTCCGACCCACACGCTCCAAACTCAGGTGGTTAATGATGGCTCAAGATAAACTAACAGCAAAGCAGGAAGCATTCGCTCAGGCGATAGCTGATGGCTTAGGTCAAGCAGATGCTTATCGCATGGCTTATGACTCCAAGACTGCATCTGAAGGCAGCATTTATGTGCAATCATCTAACCTAATGAAAAACTCTAAGGTTGCTCTAAGAGTTGCAGAATTAAAATCACAGGTAGTCGAGAAGCAACTCTGGTCACGCGAAATGTCTGTCAAAGGGTTGATACAAGCGTATCGGATTGCCCAGGATGCCAAGACCTCCACAGGCATGACAGCAGCCGTTAAAGAGCTAAACGTAATGCACGGATTCAACGAGCCGACTAAGCTAAGTATCACTGGCAGCATGATCCAGCGCATTCAACGCGAAGTGATTGATGACAACGCTGAAGATTAAAACACCGCGATGGTTCAAGCCATTCCTAAAGCCCAGTCGCTATAAAGGCGCACATGGTGGTCGTGGATCGGGAAAGAGCCATGCCTTTGCGGAAATGGTTATAGAAGCTCACGTTATGGATCAGCGGCGCAGAACTGTTTGCGTGCGCGAGATACAGAAGTCGCTATCGCAGTCGGTCAAGCGTTTGCTAGAGCTAAAGATTGAGCAGCTTGGCGTTGAGGATTACTTTGAGGTTCAAGAAAGCCAGATAAAGTCTAAGCATGGCGATGGGCTAATCATCTTCCAAGGTATGCAGAACCACACAGCGGATTCGATTAAGTCCCTGGAAGGCTATGACTGCGCGTGGGTAGAAGAATCGCAGACGCTATCGCAACGCTCGTTAGACCTATTGCGCCCAACAATCCGTAAGCCAGACAGTGAGCTATGGTTCACATGGAACCCGCTAAACAGCAGCGACCCGATTGATATGTTGCTGCGAGGCCCAAGCCCTCCGCCTGACGCTGTGGTTGCACAGGTAAACTATCGAGATAACCCTTGGTTTCCTGACGTTCTAAAAAACGAAATGGAATACGATAGGGATAGAGACCCTGACAAATACAAGCACGTTTGGCTGGGCAGCTATTCATCAAACAGCGAAGCGCGTGTATTCCGTAACTGGAAGGTTGAGGACTTCGAAACACCAGAGGACGCAACGCATCGCTTTGGTGCTGACTGGGGCTTTGCTTCTGACCCGACAGTCTTAATCCGCTGCCATGTTGTTGGCCGCACAATCTATGTCGATCATGAAGCGTATCGTGTAGGCTGTGAGATTATGGACACGCCAGACCTATTCTTCACTGTGCCTGACTCTGAAAAGTGGCCCATCGTTGCTGATAGCGCCAGACCTGAAACGATTAGCCACATGAGAAAGCACGGCTTCCCAAAGATTATGGCGGCAGTCAAAGGGCCTAAGTCTGTAGAGGAAGGCGTTGAATGGTTGAAGTCATACGACATCATTGTCCACCCTCGCTGCCAACACACGATTGACGAATTAACGTGCTATAGTTATAAAACTGACCCCTTGACAGGACAAATCTTGCCAATCCTTGCAGATCGTGATAATCACCTTATAGATGCGCTTAGATACAGCTGCGAGGCAATACGTCGAGCAGTGGTTCCAAAGACTTTCGATGTGCAACCTTTGGCAACTGTGAGTAGATGGTAAATGGCTCGATTGAATAAAGAACAACGGTTCCAGAACATCCATCAACAGGCGATGACGGAGTTCGACCGTGTTCAAACATCTGTGCGTGATGAACGCTTGCAGTGCTTACAAGATCGACGCTTCTACTCCATCGCTGGAGCGCAGTGGGAAGGCCCACTAGGTGACCAATACGAAAACAAACCACGCTTTGAGGTAAACAAGATTCACCTTAGCGTCATTCGTATCATCAACGAATACCGCAACAACCGCATCGCTGTAGACTTTGTAAGCAAAGATGGCGAAGCAAACGACAAGCTAACCGAAACGTGCAATGGTCTCTATCGTGCAGACGAACGGGATAGCGGCGCAGAAGAAGCATACGACAACGCTTTTGAGGAAGCTGTAGGCGGTGGCTATGGCGCTTGGCGTTTACGCACGGCGTATGAAGATGAAGAAAACGACGAGGACGAACGCCAGCGCATCCGCATAGAACCAATCTATGACGCTGATAGCTCTGTGTTCTTCGACCTTGATGCAAAGCGCCAGGACAAGGCAGACGCTAAGTATTGCTTCGTTCTGTATTCCATGACCTATGAGGCTTACAAGGCTGAATGGAATGATGACCCAGCAACATGGCCCAAGGTAATCCATCAGTATGAGTTTGATTGGGATACGCCTGACGTTGTATTCGTCGCTGAATACTATCGCGTTGAAGAAGTGCGTGAGACAGTCCGCATCTTCCTGACAATCCAAGGCGAAGAAGAACGCTATATGCAAGCGGACTTCGATGCAGACGAAACGCTAGAGGAAACACTAGCTGCTGTTGGCACTGTAGAAGTACGCCAGAAGCGTACCAAGCGTAAGCGCGTCCGCAAGTATATTATGAGCGGCGGCGGCATCCTTGACGATATGGGTTACATTGCTGGTAAGAACATTCCTATTGTTCCTGTTTACGGCAAGCGTTGGTTCGTTGATAACGTTGAGCGTTGCATGGGCCATGTGCGTTTAGCTAAAGATCCACAGCGCCTGAAGAATATGCAGCTATCTAAGCTGGGTGAGATCAGTGCGCTTTCGTCGATTGAAAAGCCTATCTTGATGCCAGAGCAAGTCTCAGGCCATCAGGTAATGTGGGCAGAGGATAACCTACGCAATTATCCTTATCTGTTAATCAATCCAATCACAGGGCCAAACGGCGAGACTACTGCTGCTGGCCCTGTTGCTTACACCAAGTCCGCACAGATTCCGCCAGCAATGGCAGCATTACTTGCTCTGACTGAGCAGGACATGGCTGAGATACTGGGAAGCACCCAGCAAGCCGACAAGATGGTCAGCGGTATCAGTGGTAAGGCTGTGGAGCTAATCCAGACCCGCCTAGATATGCAGACGTTCATCTACATGAGCAACATGGCTAAGGCTGTGCGCCGCTGTGGTGAGATATGGCTGTCAATGTCAAAAGACATCTACGTTGAAGAAAAGCGCAAGATGAAGACTGTTGGCGCTATGGAAGAAGTTGGTTCGATTGAACTGATGAAGCCACAGATCGACGAAGAAACTGGCGAACTGATTTACGAAAACAACTTGGGCGATGCCTTGTTCGATGTTGCCGTAGACGTTGGCCCATCGTCGAGCAGCCGCCGTGACGCAACAGTGCGTGCGCTTACAGGCATGATGCAAGTTACCACCGATCCAACAACCCAACAGGTTCTGCAAGCTATGGCTATCATGAACATGGAAGGCGAAGGCATTGGCGACATCAAGGAATACTTCCGCAAGCAGCTAGTCCAGATGGGCGTTCTGAAGCCAACGGAAGAAGAACAACAGCAGATGATGGAAGCACAAGCTAACGTGCAGCAAGACCCACAATCTGCTTACTTGCTGGCCGAAGCCGCTAAGTCACAGGCTCAAGCTATCCAAGCACAAGCTAACACTGAATATACCTTGGCGCGTTCTGAAGAAACGAAGGCCAAGACTATACAAACATTATCAAGCGTCGATATAGACGAACGCAAGTCCGCTATTGAGACTGCTGAAAAGATTGGGGCCGCAATTAGGCCGCAAACGAATGTGGTTCCACCCTCCACTATATTAGGGTGAGTTAATGGGGTTAAAACATGAAAACGGCAGAACTGGATAACGACAACATCGACACAATAGATATCGACACAGACATCAATGACCAAGCGGAAGATGAGACCAATTCCATCGACCAGGCTGATGATGACGAAGAAGATGACGAAGATGAAGTCGTAATATCTATCGGAGAGGAATCGCCACCTCAAGATGAAGAAGTTCGTGCGCCAGCTTGGGTGCGTGAATTGCGTAAATCAAATCGGGAAAAAGAGCGGAAGATACGCGAACTGGAAGCAAAGCTAAATACGGCAGCAATTGAGACCAAACCAGTTGCATTAGTATCTAAGCCAACGCTTGAAAGTTGCGACTATGACTCCGACGAGTATGAACAAAAGCTTGCTGATTGGTATGAGCATAAACGCGAATACGATTCAGTGGAAGCCAAGGCAGAAGCGCAGCGAGATGCTGAGTCTAAAGCATGGCAGGACAAGCTTGATTCCTATGCGAAGGCAAAATCTTCGTTGAAGGTGCGGGACTATGACGAAGCTGAAGCTACGGCCTTAGATACGTTTAACGTCACGCAACAAGGAATAGTTCTACAAGGCTCTGACAATCCTGCTTTGCTTATTTACGCAATTGGCAAAAGCACTAAGCGAGCTAAGGAACTTGCAGCAATCACCGACCCCGTGAAGTTTGCCTTTGCGGTAGCAAAACTGGAGACTCAGTTGAAAGTAACTAACCGTAGGGCGACAACCGCGCCAGAACGTACAATCACCTCAAACGGTGGGCGTGTGTCTGGTTCCATTGATTCACAACTTGAACGCTTACGCGCTGAAGCTCTGAAGACCGGAGACTTATCAAAGGTCATGGCTTACAAGCGAAGCAAGAAATAAACCTGATTTAGAAAGAATAGGGAATTAAATATGGCTAACGCTTTTTCGAAAGAAGAAATTGTTGCCTTTGAGAATATCCTCGAAGGCTTCCATGACGCTTTGATCCTTTCAAAGAACGTCAACATCTACAACACCAATGGCGTAACTATGGAACGCGCTCGTGACACCATGTGGCGTCCGCAACCATACATCGCTCAGTCGTTCACTCGTACTGTTGGTACGACGATTGCTTCTAATGTTCAGACGATGACCCAGCTTTCTGTTCCTTCGACCTTGGGCTTCAGCCCTTGCTCTGCGTGGGAAATGAATGCTTTGGAACTTCGTGATGCACTGCAAGAAAACCGTCTTGGCGATGCTGCAAAGCAGAAGCTTGCTTCGGACATCAACCTTTCCGTTATGGATTTGGCTGCTGCTCAGGGTACGCTTGTTGTTGACGTAGCTACCGCTGCTGGCGATTATGACGATGTTGCACTTTGCGACAGCATCATGAACGAACAGGGTGTTATGGCTGGTGATCGCTACCTCGCATTGTCGAGCCGCGATTATAACGGCATGGCTGGTAACTTGGCAGTAGCGACTCGCTCGTTCACTGGCACGAAGTCGGCTAACGCATATGAGCGTTCGTTCGTTGGTGAAGTCGCAAGCTTCTCAACCTACAAGCTTGACTATGCTAACCGTTGTGCTGCTAACGCTGCAACTGTCACCATCAACACTACTGGCGCTCAAGCTCAGTATGTTCCAGAGGCGACAACCAACAGTGTTTCGGGTATCCTGAACGTTGACAACCGCTATCAGACTGTCACTGTCTCCTCGACAACTGGCGTTCTTGCTGGCGATGCGTTCACGATTGATGGCATTGAAGCTGTTCACCACATCACGAAGCGTTCGACTGGCGAACTCAAGACGTTTCGCGTCATTGAAGTTGTCAACGGCACATCGATGGTTATCTCGCCACCGATCATCGCTGCGACTGCTCCAGCAACTGATGCTGAATTGCAGTACAAGAACGTTGAATTGGTTGCAGCCGCATCGTCTGCTCCGCTCAACTTCTTGAACATTGCTGCTTCGAACATCAACCCATTCTGGCGCAAGGATTCGATTGAACTCCTCCCAGGTCGCTATGCTGTTCCAGATGGCGCTGGCGTTGACGTTCTTCGTGCATCGACAGATCAGGGTATCGAGTTGGTAATGACCAAGCGTTTCGATCCACTGACCTTCCAGACGCTTTACACGCTGGACACACTGTATGGTGTGGTTATGACGAACCCTGAAATGGCAGGTATCCTGCTTTTCAACCAAACTTAATAGGGATGGGGGGAGCTTCGGCTTCCCCCTCTTTCTTCAAGGAGTGAACCAATGCCATTGAAAAAAGGTTTCAGCCGCGCAAGCATCGGCAAGAATATCAAGATGGAAGAAAAGTCTGGTCGCCCCAGAAAGCAAGCCATCGCTATTGCGCTCAATGTAGCACGCGATGCAGCAATGAAAGCAGGGAAGCCATCGAAGGCTCCTAAGCGGAAGCCAAAGAAATGAAGATGGGCCTGTACGCAAACATCAATGCGAAGCGTAAGCGCATCAAGGCACAGAAGGCTGCTGGCAAGACACCAGAGCGCATGAAGAAGCCTGGTAGCAAAGGTGCGCCAACAAAGGCTGACTTCATCGCATCAGCAAAGACTGCAAAGCCAATGAAGGGCAAAACCAAGTGACAGACTTCCCAACCATTCTTTATCGCATCCCTGGGCCTCACAAGAAGAAGCGTGGGTTGACCTATGGTTACAGAGGCGCTGCGGATCAGGAAGCATTTGACGCATTGATCGCTAAGGGCTGGTCTGCGTCTTATGAAGATGCTGCAAGCAAGCTAGATAAGAAGCCAAAGGCTAAGACTATTGAGATTGATGAAGTCTCTGGCCCAAGCCGTGAGGAACTGGAAGTTAAGGCGAAAGAATTAGGGGTATCGTTTAATGCACGAACTTCTGATATAACGCTGTCAGATCGCATAACGTCAGCATTGGAAGTCTGAAATGGGATATACAAAGCGCCAGTTCGTAACGTCAGCCTTTGAAGAAATAGGCTTGGCAGATTACGTCTTTGACCTTCAGCCTGAACAGCTAGAGGCCGCTTTGCGCCGTTTAGATTCCATGATGGCTGAATGGAACGCTGCTGGCATCCGTCTTGGCTACGCAATGCCAAGCAGCCCACAAGATAGCGACCTAGATACAGAAACCAATGTGCCTGACAGCGCATGGGAAGCTATCATCACCAACCTAGCTATTCGGATTGCTCCTGGCTATGGTAAGGCTGTAGCTGCTGACACTAAGGTATCGGCTAAGGGCGCTTACAATGTATTGCTGCAACGCGCTACATTCCCGCTTGAACAACAGCTTCCATCAACAATGCCATTAGGTCAAGGCAACAAGCCTTGGCGGTGGGATAATCCTTATGTGCGGATTCCTTATGATTCTGTAAATGCTGGGCCTGATGGCCCCCTTGATTGGAGTTAAACCATGCCTACCATTAATCAGCTACCAACCGTAACACAGGTCTCTGGCGGAGATCAGTTACCATTATTCGTAACCAACCAAGGCGATGCTCGTCGTTGCTCTGTCACAACGCTTATTGAATATGTTGAGGAAAACTTTGACGCTGTTGTTTGTAATTCGGTTCAGACAACGCCATCAACCTTTGCCCAGCTTATCAACCCTGTTGGTAACACTGGCGCACGGGCTTTTATTACTGATGGAAGCACTACGACATTTGCTGCTACTGTTGCTGGCGCGGGTGCTAACTTTGTTCCCGTATACAGCGATGGCACTGTGTGGAGAGTGGGATAAATCAAACTTAGTTGATGGAGAATTGAAATGAAAATGAGCGGTGGAAAAGGTTATAGCTACGGCGAAAAGGGTATGGCAATGGCAAAGAAAGCCCCTGCTAAATCTGGCAAGTCAATGATGATGACCAAAGCAAAGAAGAAAAAGAAGTAAGACGCCTCAGTGAAAAAGGATTCGCGCCTTACTCGTGCTGGTGTCGCTGGGTATAATAAGCCCAAG